GTAAAAGGTTCTATGGCTCGCGCTGAAGTCACGAAGGAAATGACTGCGTATATCCAGCAGAATGCATCTCTAAAAAAACTACTCAATCTAAGTGCTTCTGATGAGCCCTCATTTTAAAGTAAACTTGGTGATTTCATAGTTATTCTTCAAATGTCTTTATAATAAAATTGATTTTTTTTTATAAATCATATAAAACGAATGAGTTACCTAGAGGAAAAAATAAACACTTTTTTCAAAAAGAAGAATGAAATTTTTAAAAAGCCACTTGAAAAAATTATAAAAAGCATGTTAGACAAGTGTAAATATATCAATGGAGAAAGTTTAGAGAGACATAATTGGGGCAATATACCAATAAAATTAAATCATATTCCAAAAAACATTAATTTACCTTCCTTTGAATCCGATTTATTAAACGCGCTTAATTTAGAAGAAAATGAAAAATCAATTGTAGAATTATTATGGGGAGACATACAACTTGGAAAAAGGGTTCAAGCTTGTATAATAATGTGGATTTCGGTTCATATACTACAACGACCTGTTTTATATATTTTCAGGAATTTATCCATCGACCAAAAACAATTACAAGACGACATCGTTGGAACAGAAAATTACAATTTCAATATTCAATTTATTAAAACATTATTCCAAGAATTCAACCATGAACTCCAAGAATATTTTCGGGAAAAAAATGTTGAATATTGGAAAGAGTATAAACTCCCTGAATTAAAAGATATAAATAGCAATGATATTCTTAATAAATTAAGCAATAAAGAGGCAATCAATTCAAATGATATATTCTGTTGTTTAATGAATCATACTCAATTAGCAAAAATTAATTCAAAGTTTAGTGAATATATTTACTATAATAATGAACTGGTTAATATAACTACATTAGTAGATGAAAGTGATTTAATGTGTCCTACTTCGTCCAATGATAGGTCGAATGATAATGACAAAAAAGATTCTACTGCTTGTGAAATATTACTTGCGAAAATTTACAAAAAAGTAATATACGCATTACATATTACAGGAACAGCGCATTCCTTGTTGTATAACGTAACCACAAGATTGAGAGACAATACAGATATACAAATTAAAATTTCAAAAGTGCATAAAATGAAAAGAACCAATGATTATTTTGGATTATTTAAGAATTCTATAAAATTTGACACTTCGCTTGTTAAATCGTGGTGGGATTATAAAGATGAAGAAAATAATAAAAAAAAAATTAGATATGATTTTGTTCAAGATTATAACGTAAATATAAAAAAAATAATACAAAAAATACTTGAACGACCAACCGTTAAATATAATTCGTTATTGATTAGTGAAGAAAAAATACGTGCAAATCAATTTTACTTAGTGGATAAATTAATGAATGATTTTACAGAATTATTCATTGTAATATATCACGGTAATTGTTTGAGATTATACTTTTCAAAAAAATACGAAAAAGAAATGAAACGTTTGTCATTGTGGGACTCGAAACAATCCACCACTAGCCAAAGATTGTGGCAAGATGGTGGAGTCTATAGGTCATCCATAGACACTGAAAAATATGAAACATTACCGAATCATTATTGCTATTTCAATATTAATACAAAATTATTAAATATAAAATTTATTTATAAATTATTAAGAATTTTGTTTGAAATGAGTACTATCCCGATCCAGAATAAAACAATTATAACCATCACAGGAAAATACGGCGAAAGAGGGTATTCGTTTACAAGCGACGATTACGATCATTATTCATTACATTTAACCGACCAATATTTTGTGTCTCACGCATCCTTAAATTGTACTGATATTTCACAAAGATTGAGATTACAGGGGAAATATGGGGATTTAGAACTTAAAAACGAGTCAATGAAACTTACTTTATGGACGACGAATGAATTACAAGATATAATAGAAAACTTTTATGTAAAATTTATAAAAGAAATAGAAAAATTTATAATGGGGTGTGAACATTGGGAAGAAATCAAAGATTTGTTAGAAAGTATAATTGATAATGGCGATTTTAAGTTTGGAAAATATATGAAATATATTGACGTATCAAAGAAAAGGAAAAATTTAAAACCAATAAAACATTATGACAAGAAATCAAATGGATATAAATTAATTATCATTGATGAGATGAATGATACTGAAATCGCGGATTGGTGTAGAAAAGCAAATTTACCTGAGTATATTTGTATAAACGAAATAGAAGAAATGCATAAAGAGAATTTAAATAATGCTGATAAAAAATGGTATTCGGATTTAAAAGAAATAACAGATTATGATAATGTTTATAGTCAAAAATATACTTTATCATCAAATAGCAGTATTATTTATATGGATAAATTTAAAAAATACATAGATAATAAAAGAATTCCTTCATATAACTCATTAGCAATACAAAATAAATGCGTCGACAAAGAGACAATTGTAATAATTATTGATGATATAAATAACAAAAAATATAAAGCAATATTCTACCCAGAAAAATATTTAATGATTGAAAAAAATATTCATATATGTCCTACAAAAAGTATATTATATAAAGATAGAAATGATAAAATATGGAAATCAAAGATAAAAGAAGAACATACTCACGGATATACGAACGAAGATGATGAAGACGCATCTGGCTTACCAAATAAATATTATTGGAAAACGCCCGATGGATGGTTATATTTATATGATAAAGATAAACCTGATATTATTTCATTAAATGTACTCGAACCTTTACCAATTCATAATGTTATACAACCGGTCATTTCAACAGAACCACGTAGTGATATATTGCTATTCGCAAATTCGTGTTGTAAAAAAACAGACAACCTAAATTTAAGATTTGGGTTAAAAGATATATTCAAAATATATGAAACTTGGTGCAAAATAAATGGTAAAACAAGTTTAAAAACACAGAAAAAATTTAAAGAAGAGTTTGAAAAATTGCCTTATAAAGAAACAAGTAAAGGAGTTGATATAACAAACCCTTGTAAGCGAGGTTATAATATTATGGTATCATTATAATGACATAAAAATAACTCATAAATATCATAGTATAAAAGATTATATTATGAATTCATTTCACAAGATAACCATAGTTTAATTGACATAATTATATATATTTACGTTATGATAAATCCGTTGAAAAAAATGATATAAAGTATGAATTATCGCAAATGATTAACATTATTTTTTTATATAATAAATTATCAAAAGAAGGACATATAATATTAAATGATCATAAGTATTATTCGAAAATTATAAAAAATACGAATTAAAAGAAATCCGAATGGAACAAAAACAATTAAGACAATATTTAATTACAAATAAGCAACCTATATGTATATTTTGTGATAAAAAATTGCCACTATGTTTATTAGAAACGGCATAAAACCAAGATGTTTATTAAATATGAATGAAAAAAACAATGAACATGTTGTAGAATTTATGTGCAGATATTGTCATAGTTTATATAATGGATATTTGGCTGTATACAATGGTTTATTACAAGTTTCGCCTTGTATAAATGAATTTGATTTATTTTACAATAAAGACAAATATCTCATTACAATTTACAAAATAAAACATTTTTTATGTTTCATTATAATTATATCTATAAAATGGGAGACAATATTGCTTATAACCAATTTTTCCTACATTCTTCGTTTTGACCGATTGTAAAAATTGAATGCAACATAAACCATAAACAACGTCAATGAAAGAATTCTACGAAGACGGCACGCTTTGCTACGAAGGACAATGGAAGAACGGCTTGTCTCACGGACAAGGCAAATCGTATCATAATAACGGACAACTTTATTATGATGGACAATGGGAAAATAACTTGTCTCACGGACAAGGAAAGTCGTATCGCGAAGATGGAAGTCTTGAATATGACGGACAATGGGAAAATGACAAATATGGACAAGGTAAATCTTTTCGCAAAAATGGAACACTTCTTTACGACGGACAATGGAAGAATAATATGTATCACGGAATAGGTAAATATTATCGTCAAGATGGGAAACTTGAATATGACGGTCAATGGGGAAATAATAGGAGAAATGGAGAAGGTAAATGTTATCGTCAAGATGGAACACTTAACTATGACGGACAATGGAAGAATGATATGTATCATGGAGAAGGTAAATGTTATCGTCAAGATGGAACACTTAACTATGACGGACAATGGAAGAATGATATGTATCACGGAGAAGGTAAATGTTATCGTCAAGATGGGAAACTTGAATATGACGGTCAATGGGAAAATACTATGTTTCACGGAGAAGGTAAGTTATATCGGAAAGATGGAACACTTATCTATGATGGAGAATTTAAAAATGATATGTCTCACGGAGAAGGTAAGTTTTATCGGGAAGATGGTTCGCTTCAACGCGACGGACGATGGAAGAATAACACACCTCAAGGATAAGTATCATGAAACATTTAACAAAAAAATGTAATGTTTCACATAGTCCATTTGAAGATAAAAGATTTATTGACTTGTTAAAGATGTAAAATATTTTTTATGGTTCATAACCCATTTTCCTACATTCTATAAACATAAATTTACGTTCTTCGTTTTGAATGATCGTGAATTTTTCCAATAACTTCACCAATTTGTTGACGGGTTTATCTTGTTCGTCCAATTTGTTCCATCGCTTGTATGGTTCGGCTATTAAAAGTGTTCCACCCGTGTCCAATATTCTGTACGCTTCTTGTATGTATTCTTTGCAATTGCTTCCCCACATTGCCAGCGATAATATGACAATATCGACAGAATAATCTTCTAATGGGGTATGTTTGATATCTCTGGAAATTACTGTGTCATTGTCAGAATGATGGTCAAAATTATGAAATTCAAAGCGATTATTCTCTTTAAAATGCTCATTGATTTCTGCCCTCCCGCACCCCAAATCAGCAACTACTTTTCGCTTTTTCCCGGGCAATGTATTCAGATAATGTATCATTTTATTTCTTGGAATATCTTCGGTTGGAAACGAACGTTCGTTTTCTTGCGATATCTTATGGTAAGCATCCCATTGGTCGGG